ATAAATACTGTCATTAAAATCAACCATCTTCCAGTTATCAGCACCAATAACATAACTACCGGGAGTCTCGTCAACTAATGTTGTAGTACCACTAATAATTTTATTGTTACCAACTGAAAAAATTTCAGTATTTCCTGCGTTGTCTTTAAACTCTTTAATACCCCTAATTGCAGCAGTACCTAGAACAGTCTTATTAGTAGTGATAACGTCGTAACCTTTACGTGCAGCAATACGTCCACGCTTGTCAATGACTGCGTTGTCAGCCACCTCAGCAAACGAAGGGTCTTGAGCAATAGGCGAGTCTTCTGTGTTAATTCCCTTAAACGCTGGTGCTACAAGATTAATGCTACGTAGTTCTTGAGCCATATTAAATAGTCCTAAAAATCATCTCTTCTGGGTGCTTTGCCGCATCGATAGCAATAGCATCAGACAAATACTTATCAGCAATAGCAAAGTATTCAGCAGCAGATGTACCACCAGTCTCGCCACGCTCACGAGCTAACAGAGCTACCGCAAGGTGAATAACAGGTAGTGAAGGAATTAATAATTCATCAGAATCTGAAACTAAGTCTGCTTGTCGTTTAATAACTCTAAAACGAAATAGCTGAGGTACGCCTGACTCAGGTCGTGGATAAACTAAAACTTGCGTATCTCCGCTTGAATCAAGGCCATTAAATGTATAGTAACGTGGCCGACCTTCAGAGTATTTTTCAACATTGTTTAGCTTGTCGTTAAACCACTCTTTTGTCTGGTACTCCATGTATACGTTGTCTGTGCTGTTTATAGCCGATAGTACTTTTACATCGTCTCCTGAACCAGTTAAAGAATAGTTGTTGTCTGGTATTTTAGTTCTTAAAAGGCTTGAGGCAGGATCGACACTATCAATAGCATTTTGAATAGCTGTTAAAAAATCTGATGTTCCCGGCCCATAATCAGCCATGTTTACACGCGCCCAAGGCAATAAGGTATCTTCAATGTGAGCAATATTTTCTGCGCCTACAAATACAGTATCGTTTGTTACCCACTTTTCATAATAGTCGTAATCCAAAGAACCAAGTGTACCATTTCTAGTAATATCGCCTATCATTGTATCCATAGGCAGTGTTCTAACAGAAATAGTATCACGCAAAGCAGACCAATCAGCGGCTTGTGCAACCATTGTTTTGGCGTCGTTAATAAAGTCACCTACCATTTTAGAATAAGTAGTTTGATTGACAGTAGTAACTTCTTCTTCACGAAGACGACGCAGTACATTGTTCATTAAATTTAAATACGTCATTTGTTTCTTCCTTGCATTAATCTTAACAACATACCATCAAGTTCTCTTACGTAATCTTTTTGTGCAGGCGCTATAACTTGTTGTAATTGTACGGGTTGGTAACCAATTGATGTCATATAAGGTTTAAAAGCAGGCGTTTTAGGCTGCATCATTCCTGTTGGTGGAGGAGTACCGTTACCGTTTCCATCCCCGTTACCATCACCATCGCCATTACCGTCTCCATCTCCAGTACCAGTTCCGTTTCCATTACCATCTCCATTGCTTGGCTCCGGCTCAGGCTCCGGTGAAGGTTCTGGCTCAGGTTCTGGAGCAGGTTCAGGTGCTGGTTCCGGCTCAGGTGCTGGCTCAGGTTCCGGTTCAGGTGCTGGCTCAGGTGCTGGCTCAGGTTCCGGTTCAGGTGCTGGCTCAGGTTCCGGTTCAGGTGCTGGCTCAGGTTCCGGTTCAGGTGCTGGCTCAGGGGGACTAATAGGATCTAATTCTCTTACAGGTTCTGTAGTTGTAGTATCTTTAATAGGCGTTACTGTTGGTAACGGTGTAACAGTTGATTCTGGTTCAGGTTCCGGCTCAGGTGCTGGCTCAGGTTCCGGCTCAGGTTCCGGCTCAGGTGCTGGCTCTCGAACAATAGGAGGTAACCGAGTAGGAGGCTCTAAAACAACATCTTCGTCTTCAATTAAAACACCTTGATCGGTATAAGAACCATCTTCTGGGTTTTCTCCTAAATAAGGTTCATATACTGAAGACTTAACTCTAGAAAATTCTCCTGTTTCTAGATCTACTTGATAAACTACACCATCAATAACTCTAAAAAATTCTGAAGGCTGTACAGGGTCTTCACCTATAGTGTCGGTAGTATCGCCTATATCCTCTGCACCATCATCAATATCAATTGTAGTATCGTCTTCGTTAATATCTACTACTTCTTCAGGCTCAGGTTCCGGCTCAGGTGCTGGTGTAGGTGCTGATGGAGGTTCACCGCCGCCTTCATCATCATCTTGTGGAGGTAGTTGAGTTAAAGGAACTTCAGGAAATCCTATTGTTATTTCGCCTGTTTCTGGATCATAACTAGAATTAATTTGTTCTAATAACTCAGTAGCAACATCTACAACACCAACAAAGTTTTCATTGTCTTCATATTCGTCTTGAATATCTTCTAAATTTGATCTAAAATTTTGAATAATTTCTGATGTATTAATAGATTCAAGATCTATTCCTTGGTTAGTAAGTCCTGAAAGAACAGCTTGAACAGGATCTACCTCACCTGTTGTAATTGCTTGAACAGCAGCACTAGCAACTATATTTGCAACAGAAGCACTAAGGCCCGCTGCTGCTAATGAGCCAGCTATAGCAGGAAAAGCAAGTGCCGACCAAGCAGCTAAAAAGTAATCACCAAAGTTTAAGTTATCATCAACTTCTGATACTTCTACAGGAAAACCACCATTAAAAAGAAAAACATCTCCGTCACTATTAGTAACAGGTACGTTTAAACCGTATTGAGCAGTAAGAGCTGCGTACTCCTCACTAGAAAGCATTGCATTAAACTGTTGCTCAAGAGTTTGTTGTACAAAGCGATCGTACTCATTATCAAATTGTTGTTGATCTAAAGGATCTAAACCATCATGGGCAGGCCATCCATTGTCTGCTGCATATTGAGCAGGAGAGTCTACTTGCCACCAATTAAACATCTCTGGATTAGATTGCTGAAGATCATACATTTGATCCATGTACGCAATAAAATTATCAGCAGAACCAAAAATTTGTTGGTATTCTTTTCGACTGTTATATAAGTCTGTAAGCCCGTCGTGTCCTGTTACTGTTTTTAAATTAGTGGCAGTCCAAACATCTCTAGTATCTCCGCCTCGTAAATCAGTCAGCTCTCTAACATAAGTATACGTTCTGTCTGAAGAAGCAGGAGGTGCTGGTTCAGGTGCTGGTTCAGGTGCTGGTGGACTAACAGGATCACCGGGTTCTAAGTCATTGCCAATATCCCGTTGAGTAAGCATTCCTGTTTGTAGCTGCTGATTATATGCGTTTACAATTTCTAAGTATTGATCAAGAGAAATTTCTCCTCTCATAATCTTATCTTGTGCAGCGTATACATCAGATTCAGAAATAGTAGCCATTTACTTTTCCCTTGAAACGCCGTTTACTTTTTCGTAGCTACGCATAGCACCAAGCCCCAACATACCCATCAACACCGGCATCATCCCACTAAGATCCAAAGCTGGAACAGTGACATTAGAATTAGTAAGAACGAGTACAAAATTAGCCATAGGAATAAATAAATAATTGCTAGCGAGGCCAGCATAACACACCCACCCAACAGAAGGTCTCCACCCCGCGACAAACATTGACTTATGAGCTGCTTCAACCCTGTTAACTTCAAGCTGGGCTTTAGCCAGTTCTTGAGCGTGTTTTTGAGCCATTGTAGCGACATCGTGTGCAAGCCTCGCCTTCTGGTCTTTGTCTTCTATAAACTTGTCTAGAAGCCCTGTGATCGGCCCTATAAGCTGATCTATCATGTTTTGTATCCATACATAACAATACCGACAATAGCACTAACAAGTATCCAAACAAATCGCTCAGCAATTTTTACTGACTGAGAGTTGTAGCCAACAATAGATTTAACTTTATCTAAATCCCCTTCTTGCTCGTCCAATCGATATTCAAGCCGGTCGATTCTTTGTTTGCCAGCCATTAGCTTTTCATCAACGCGAGCAATCATAGCCATTGCTTCAGTTAGCTTATCTAGCTTGGTTTCAATTCTGTTGAGACGTACTGCGTAATCGTCCATGATTAAGTCCAAGTGCTAATAGCTACTCGTTTCCAAGTATTAGTAGCTGTACAAACATAAATGTAATCAGCATCCCAAGCAATGTCACCAGCCGTACCTGTAGCAGTTGCTGAAGCAGGAACAGAAGGAGCAGTTACAGAAATACCAGTTACTGTTATGCCTGTAGAAGTTGTTTTTAATACTTCTACGTTGGTATGGTCTACTATGAAAGGCTCAGCAAATATATATAAAGCTCTATTGTCTATATTATTGTCAAGCGTACAGTCAATAAACCCACCGGCATCAGGTTCGTGATAAATTTCAAGATCTCCGTCATCACCAAAAACAATTTTATTAGGTGCGTCATCAATACGAATAAAGTTGGGTTTAAGAGTATCGATATAAGCTGCACCGTCTATATATAAATCTTTCCATTCTGCCGAACTAGAACCTAAATCATATGTGTTATCAGCAGAAGGAATAACATTAGAAGCAATATCTGCTGTAAAAGTAACAGTATCTGTAGCAACATCTCCTAATGTTGTGTTACCTGAAACAGACAATGTTGGGATAGTAACAGTCCCTGTGAATGTAGGACTTGCTGTGTCTGATTTGGTGGCAATAGACGTTGATATGTTATCGAACTCTGTTTCAAACTCTGTGCCACGAATAACTTTACCACTGTCTCCAGACGGCAAAGAGTCTTTAGCAGCAAAATCTGTAGTCTTTGTATAATTTGTCATAACCAAACCCTTGATGGTGAATTAGGTGTAACGCCGTGTGACGCATCCAAAGCCTCTACAGTCTCACGCATGGCATCGCCCACGAGACGAACATTAACGTGCCAACCGTCGGCAGGTGCCATCTCTGGATAAACCACACCTTCGTCGTCAGTCAGAGTTTCCCCTGTAGGCTCGTAGATTGTCCCTACGACATCAATAGCGTAGTCATGGGTAAACTGTATGAGGCAACTGTTTCCTTCTTCATCTGTGCCGTAAAAGTCAGCCAGCACAGTAGGCATATCTGACTCAGCAGTTAGCTTGAGATAGAAGTCTACCTTTGGCGCTTCTTCGATTACTTCCTCGATTACTTCTTCTGTCATGATGTGATGTCCTGTAGTTGTGCGTCGGTTAGGCGACGTGGGTAGTATTTGATGGACTTGATGTGGCAGTTTCCATAGTCAGCCAGAAATTGAGAAACTTCCGCCCACCTAGCGCCAATCGCCAAAATATCTACGGTTTCAAGCTCTGGATCGCCGCCCGTAGATGTATTAGGTGTGTTGCCATTATAAGTGATTGCGTGTTGCCCTTCTTTAACAGCTAGAGCCACCTTTGCAGAAGTAACGCTA